GATTAGCAGATGGATCTAAACTTGTTGGAGCAATCAGAGGTCGTGATGCAATTTATATTTGGACTGATACTGCGTTGTTCACTATGAGATTTGTTGGTCCACCATTTACATTCTCATTTCAACAGGTTGGTACAAACTGTGGACTAATTGGACAGAACGCAGCTATTGAAGTTGATGGTACTGCATACTGGATGTCAGAGAATGGTTTTTTTAGATATGCTGGTAGACTAGAGTCATTACCATGTTTAGTTGAAGATCATGTATTTGACGATATTAATACGACACCTAAACAACACATTAATGCAGGACTAAATAATTTGTTCGGTGAAGTTATGTGGTTCTATCCAAACTCAGGTTCTGGAGTTGTAAACAGAATGGTTGCATACAATTATCTAGATTCAAGTCCCGAGCGACCAGTGTGGACTACAGGGACACTAGCAAGAACAGCATGGGAAGATTCCGCTATATTTGGTAAACCACATGCAACAGAATATGACTCAAGTGCAGAAACAGCAGATACAGATGTTAATTACGTTCACGGTAATACAGATGGTGCATCAACATATTACGAACATGAAACTGGTTTAAATCAAGTTAAAGGAGGACAAACGACGGCTATTACATCAAATATAGAATCTGGAAGTTTTGATATTGGTCAACAAGGTTTAGCTGGTGACGGTGAGTTTATGATGAAAATAAGAAGAGTAATACCAGACTTTTTATCACAAACAGGTGATGCAAGAGTTACACTTAATTTAAAAGATTTTCCTAATCAGTCAAAAGCTAGTTCTTCTTTGGGTCCATTTACTATTAATAGTAGTTCAACTAAAATAGACACACGTGCTAGAGCCAGAGAGATATCTTTAAAAGTAGAAAATACTAGCACTAGTCAGTTTTGGAAACTAGGAACATTTAGAATAGATTATCAACCGGATGGTAGAAGATAATGCCATTAAATAAAAAAGGTAAAAAAATAATGAAGTCTATGAAAAAACAATATGGTAAAAAACGTGGTGAACAAGTATTTTATGCATCACTAAATAAGAAAAAAATTAAAGGAGTTAAAAAAGCATAATGGCAAAGATAGTACAATCGTTAACACAACCACCAAGAGAATATGATCAAGTTTCATTTTTATCTTTAGTTAGAGATTTGAATGGTTTAATAGAAAAATTAAATACTACTTTTCAAGAGGAAAAGACAGAGGACAATGACGCAATTGTTTTCTTTTTAGGATAAACATGGCTAATGTTTTTGTAAATAAAAAAGTAGATTTAACATCTACAGACAGCACGACTTTATATACAGTGCCTTCGGCAACAACTGCCATAGTAAAATCAATATTGGTTAGCGATGATAGCGGTAGTGGATCTACCATAACTATACAGATAGATGCAGGCGATTTAACTTTATTTAGTGTTGCGCATCAAAAAGCTATATCTGCTAACACACCAACAGAAATATTAACCCATCCATTAGTCGTTGAAACAGGAGAGATAGTAAAAGTTACAGCGGGTAATGCAAATAGGCTCCATGTGATTCTATCGGCTATGCAAGTGACACCTAGGACGGTAGTAACATAACCTTGATTTACTCGTAAAAAGCGAGTAATAATGTAAATTCAGGTGTAATCCCTGCCTTTTAAAAATAACAACATTTAACATATATGATCAATAGAGCAAAAATGCCAAGACAATTACGTGATAAAGGTGGGATAGCCAGTGTTACCCCTAGAAAAAAATATGGCCTTGGTAGTAAATTAAAAGAGAGATTTAGAAAACTTGTACCTAATGAGTTAGCAGATATTGCAGTTAAAGCTGCACCGTTTGTTGCACCTTTTAATCCTGGTATTGCAGGGCTTATGAGAGGTATAGGTAGGTTTGATCAAAGAGGCAGTATCAGCGATGCATTTAAACAAGGAGTTGGAACTTTTGCTTTTGGAGCAGGTGTAAGAAGTTTAGGTGGAGCAACAGATCCTTTTGGCGGTGGACTTAGAGGTGGGTTCACATCTCCATTAAGTCCCGACAGAACAACTGCTGTAAAAGAGTTTTTTAATCCTAGAAAAGAATCTACTTTTGATGCACTGAAAGAGGATGAAACAATTGCAGACAAGATAGCAACTGAAGCCACAGAAGGAACTAAAAAAATAGCTAAAGATGTAGGATTAGGTTCTATAAGAGATGCTACGGGGTTGTTTAAAGATATTCCAATATTAAAAGATTTACCTTCATTAGTGCAACAACAAATATTAGTTGGTGGAGTGACTAGTGCAGCAACATATATTTATCAAGCATTTTTAGCAGATGAACCACCTCAAGAAGAGGGCGAGACTTATGAACAGTACATAGCTAGAAGAAAAGAAAACGTAGGTAGAAAAATGAGATCTTATTTTGATAATTACTTTAAGTTTGATAAAGATTATTCTGCCATGACTGATGAACAGAAACAAGCATTTATTGATAGAGTCAATGTTAGAGACGGCGGTAGAATAGGGTATCAAACTGGTGGTGTTACCATGGCCAACACACTTGCAGAAAATATAAGACGTAACCTAGCTAATCAAGCTGCTATTAATCAAAGATTACAACAAGCAAGAGCTAGGTTAGACGAAATAAGACCTGGTCGTATTGCATCTCAATCTCAACTGCAACAGGAGGCAAATAAAATAGCAGCAGAAGATCTAAACAGAATGACTGGAGGAGCAAGAGGAGTTGCAGCAAATATAACAGGAGCACCGACTATGAGTGATATTCAAGCAGCTATCGCTGCCAATAGAAATGTAAATAGAATTCAAACGGGTCCTCGACCAGAGGAACTAGATCCCTTTGGTTTACTCATGTCTAGCACCATGCTTGGTCCTACAGATCCTAAAAATAATGCTCCAAGTTTAGCTGATATGAACGCTATTAGAGATAGAGTTTTAGCCGCTCAAGCAGCTATGAAACCAACATATGAAGAAGCTTTGATGGGTGAGAGTTGGGAGACATTAAGTGATGGTGATCAGTACAGATTAGCTATGGAGTATCCAGGCGAAACACCACCAAGAAGAAACCCTGATTTTGTTCCTAGCCTTGCAAAAGGAGGCATGCCAACAGGTATCATGAGAACAAATAAAGCTGGAGTCATGGAACGAGACTACAGAGACAAAGGTGGATTTGTACCAGTAGGTATAAAAGAAAAGGCAGATGATGTGCCTGCCATGTTATCTAAGAATGAGTTTGTATTTACAGCAGACGCGGTTCGAGGAGCAGGCAACGGCAGCATTGAAAAAGGAGCACAAAGAATGTATGATACCATGAAAAAATTGGAGAAAAGAGTAGTATAATGGCAGAAGAAAATCAAACAGGATTTAAAGGTATATTAGGTGGCATTGGAAAAGCTGCGGGTAAATTATTAGGAAGAGAGGCAGGACAAAAAAGACAAGAAGGGGTGGAGTCTTTATTTGATAGTGGTGGTTTACAAGTTGTTATAGGCATGGATGCAAGTGGTAGACCTATAATTATGGACAAAAATGAAAGTGGTCAACAAAGGTCTTCTGAGGGCGACATGATGAATGTTAAACAAATTTTAAATTCTATATTTCAAAGTAAACAAGACGGTGGCTCTATGGGATTTAGTGAGGGAATAGATGCTGTATATGAGTATCTTAAAAAAACAGGTTTAGATCAAGAGTATGAAGTTGCGTTTCAAGGAGATGGTAAGGGTGGATCAGAAGTAATGATTAGAGTCAAACAAGCTAAAGGCGGCAGAGCAGGTTATGCTGAGGGGACACCTAAAAAGTTTATGACTGATGCTGAATTAGAGAAAGAATTTCCTAGTTTAGCTAGAGGAGAGATGTATTCAGAGGAATATGAAGCTGGAAAAGAACAAGCCATTAAAGACTTTATAATGAAATTAAGAGAAATGGGTTTAACAGATCCTATAAAAATTAGAGAGGCTGTTATAAAACAGTTTGGTGAAAATAGAGCATCAGGCGGCAGAGCAGGCTATCAAACAGGAGGTGTTACAGAATCAAGATTATTACCTCCAGAGTTTATAGAGGCAGCACAAAAAACATTTCTAACAGACTTATCTAGACAATCTGGCATACCAAGTATTACAACAGCTGTTCAACAACAACCTGGTGAAACAGCAGAACAGTTCGCTAACAGACAAGCACAAGCACAACAGTTTCAAATTACAAAAGCGGGCATGGCAGAACTTGCACCGCAAGTAGCAGCACAAGACCCATTACAGGCAGCAGCATATCAACAAGCAATAGATCCAGCAACAGGTCTTGGGTCTTTTCAACCATTTTTAGCAAAAGCAGGAACAGCTGCAGACGCAGCAACTGCTTTAACAGGGGCAGGGGCAGGCACGGGAGCAGGAACTGTAGCAGAATATACCTCACCTTTTCAACAACAGGTTATAGATACAACTCTTGCAGAGTTTGACAAACAAAGACAAGCACAACAAAATCAATTAGCAGCTAGAACACTAGGTGTACCTGGTGCGTTTGGTGGTGGCCGTGAAGGTGTGCAAAGAGCCGAGTTTGATGCGGCAAGTGACATGAACAGAGCAAGATTAGTTGCAGACCTACAACAAAGAGGTTTTGAAAGTGCGGCGCAAAGACGACAACAAGACCTTGCAAACCAAATGGGTATTGCAAACCTACAATCAGGTTTAGGTGGCAGAGCGCAAGACTTTAGTAGAGCACAGATATCTGGCCTTGGCACACTAGGTGCACAGCAACAAGCACAAACACAAGCAATACTAGATGCACAAAGACAGGCGGCAGCCATGGCAGTACAAGATCCAAGAGACAGGCTAGCTAGATTTGGTCAAGGTATAACAGGACTAACACCAGGAGCAGGGACAGTTCAAATAGCTCCAACTCAAGCTGAAGCAGCATCAGGTGCAAGTCCGTTAATGACAGCGTTAGGTTTAGGTCTAGCGGGTGCTGATATATATGGCAGAATATTTGGAGCTAAGAAATAATGTCAAGAATATTAAAAAGACCAATGTTTAAAAGAGGTGGACAGTCTAATGATGGTATCATGTCTAATGTTGTGGATAGAAAGCAGTATGCATTGGGTAGTATTGATGAAGAAAAATTAAGATCAGACGCTGCAGCTATAACAGGGGTGTTAGATAGATTTGCACCCATTCCTAAAACAAGATTGCCCTTAGGTGAGGTTGGTTTTGCTTTAGCTTCGGGGGCAGATCCAATAGATGCTTTAGGTTTAGGGTATAGTAAGTTTGTAAAAGCAGATGATGCAACACGAGCTGCTAGAGCCAAGAGAGCAGGAGCGGCTGTGTCTACGGCTTTGAGTTCACAGTTAAAAAAATCTAAAGACACAAGAACAGATATAGAAAAGAAATTAATAGCAGCTGGATTTATACCTGGAACTCCAGAATATGAAGCAGCTATGAAAACCTTATTGTTTAAAGATGTAGCACCAAAGGCAGGGTTTAGACCATTAACTCAAGAAGAAATTAATGAAATACCAGGTTTGGATAACAATAAAGCATATCAAGTAAATTTAGATCCGACTTCAAAAGATTTTAGAAGAATTTACACAATAGGTGGTGCGGATACAAACATAAATATGAATTTAGAAAAATTTAAAGATCAAAAAAAAGGTATTGTTCAATCAGGCACTGCAAGAGATAAAATAATTCAAGAAACTAGTTTTGTTACTAGACAATTAGGTAATCTTGATGATATTGAAAAATTACTTAAAGATGATCCATCATTAGCTGGCCTTGCAGGTTTTGCTAGAAGAACTGCAAATCAAATTATAACAGCTGCTAAAGATTTTAATTTTGATTTAACAGGTCCTATTAAAGCACTTGGTGCTCAAGATTTAGTGCTTGACACAGATATTGCAAAATTAAATGCTTTAGAAGACTTATTAGTTCCTGCGTATGCTAGAGTATTAAATCCAAATACAAGAATAACAAACCTAATGTTACAAGAAGCAAAAGCAGCCATTGGACTTACTGGTTTGACGGGTTCTGATGAAGTAAGAGCAAGAATTGCAGAAATTAAAAATCAATTTAACACATACATAAAAGATCAAAATGCTTTACTAGGAAAACAAATTATAGATCAAAATATAACAAAAAAATTTAAAATAGAAGTTGTTGACGGTAAACCTAGACTTGTGGAGCAATAATTATGGGTACAGTTATTATAGAAGGTTTAGGCGAGATTGAGATTCAAGGAAATACTCCTACAGCAGAGGAGGAGCAAGCTATTATAGAGGCTTTAGGTGCATCTACAGAAAACACTGATATATTACCTAGCGTAGAGAAGGTAGAAATTGAAGAACAAAGTGAAAAAGACTTACAAAAAACAGAGAAAATAACTCAAGAAATAACTCCTGGAATGATAGACCCTAACTTAAAAAAAGTTGGGGAGTTACAGGGTTTAGAGAAGCTATTTCTTGATAGACCTACTTTTGAAGCAGCAGGTGCAATATTTGGAGCAGTTCCTGGAACACCTCTTGGTCCTGCAGGGACTGTTGCTGCTGGAACAGCAGGCTCCATGTTTATGGGTCAATTGTATGATATAGTGCAAGGGTTTTTAACGGATGAGACAACTGGTTTTGGAACACAAGTGGAAAGAGCTACAAAAGATTTTCAAAGAGAACTTTTATTACAAAGTTTTTTTTCAAAAATACCTGGGTTAATTACAGGAGCTAGAAGACTTGTTTTTGGTAAAGGCGATGAATCTCTATACGCCTCTGCTAAAAAATTTGGTTATCCTTTAAGTTTAAGTGATACGGGTAACATATTTGCAAAGGGATATGGCCAAGTTATAGGTGTGTTTCCGTTTGTAGGGGGTCCAATAAAAAGAGCTGCCGCAAAAAAAGCAACTTTGTTAAATGAAAAAGCAAATAAAACATTAAACACGTTTGCACCAAATGTAACTCTTTTTAAATTAGGTGTGGACATGACAAAAGCATCTAAATCTACCTTTGATGATTTTAGAATTGTAAGTAGTTTTTTTTATGATGATTTTTATAATGCTGTAGATAAAGTAGGTAGAAAAACTCCAATTATATCTACTAAAAATTTTAAAAACTCTTTAGGAAATTTTACAAAATTAGTTGATGATGGAGTAATTACATTAAAAACAGGAGAAAAAGTAAAGAGTTTAAAAGCTGCGGATAAATTATATAATTTTGCAAAAAAATTTAAAAATTATCCAGACTATATAAGTGCTGCTCAACATAAATCTTTAATAGACGACTTAAAACTTTATATGGGACAAGCTCAACAAACTAACCCTGGAATTCTTAGGGTTTTAACTGGTTTTAAGTCTGCTTTAGAAACGGATTTAAGACTATTAACTAAAAAGTCTTATCAAGAAAATTTACTTAAAAATGTTTATCCTTTAGCTAAAGGTAAAAGACAAAAATTAAATCCTAACTTATTGTCCGATATCGCTAATAAATTAAAATTTGCAGATAAAGTTTATGCTAACGGTTTAGAAAACTCTATCATAACTAAAGCATTAAGAGATAAGGCTAAAACAGAGGGAATAAGACTAGTCCCTATTCCAGGTAAACAAACTTTTAAATCTCCGCCAGCTTCAGAATTTAAAAAAGTGGATAAAGGTATATTTAGTGCAGGATTTTTAAAACAAGGTTCTATTACTGCGGATGAATTAGCAGAAGAATTATTAAAAAGAAAAGCGAGTCCAGAAGTATTTAAAAATTTAAAATCTTTAATAGGAGAACAACAATTTAAAAAATTTGTTGGAGCAAAATTAGAAAGAGCCTACAGTGATTCACTGCTCAAAGCTGGAAAAGATCAAGTAGGCTTGATATTTGATCCTTATAAACTTGAACAAAATTTAGGTTTAACAACATCTCGTGGTCGAGAAATGTTAGAAATTATGTTGCAGTCTGCAAAAACTAAAAAAGATAACCCGTTGACTGTAGAAGCGTTAGAGGCTTTTCTTGATGTAGCTAAAAACCATGCAGGACTAAAGATTCCAGATGTTAGTTCTTTTATGGCTAGAAGATTTGTTTTAGGAGGACCTAAATCTGCAATAGGAGGAGCGGTGATGACTGTTGGAACAGGTGCGGAGCCAACGCTTGCTGTCCCAATTATTTTACTAGCACGAAGAACATCTAGTGTATTATCTAATCCAGAAATTCTTGATGACGTAATAAAAGTTTTAGATCCTAACACTCCTGCAAATCAAATAAAAATAACATCATTAAAACTAATAGACATGATGATTAGTGATAGTCAAACTAAACAAGAAAAAAACGATTTTATATTAATGAAAGAAAATATTGAATCAATACCTTTATCGGACATAAAAAAGGGAATAGATGCTACGATAAATTCAACAGAAGAGTTTTTAAAATTTAAAGAAGACACAGAAGAGGACACAGAGGAAACACAAAGTATTGAAGGTGACACGTCACAACTACCTATTAGAAGAGTGCCACCACTACAAACACAAGTTGTAAATCCTAACCTACTAGCTCAAGCACCAGTAGCTGGAGTCATGGATAATGGTCTAACGCCTTTAGAAAATGCTATACTTGATGATGAAGAAAAACTTATAAGACTTAGAGAAAGAGGACTAGCATAATGTCCAACGAAACTTTAAGATCACTAATAGTAACAGACCCTAGTTTACTAGATGAAAGCATAGACGTATCTGGTTTAAGAACACAAACAGATACTAATCCAAGATTACTTGCATCAATTGCAGACTTTCCGGGTATATCGTATGACCCCACAAGCTTTGATTATCTATCAGACTTAAATGAGTTGTTTGCTTATGGTTTACCTTTAGTAGACACACAAGCAGCAACACCACCTGCTACTGAAACACCAGACTCAGGCAGCGGGTCTCAAGTGACTGTGCCAGGAGGCGTAAACACTCTTGTAACACCTAGAAACACAGCAGAAGACCAAAGATTAATAGATGCAGGTATCGGGTTGCAAGGAGCGCCAGGTGATCCTGTTGTAGCACCAGGTGAGATACCTCGTACACAAGACTTTTTAGATGAATTTAATTTAAGACCTGTTACTGACGTAAGTAAAAGATTAGTGGATGAAGGTGTTGGACTTAGAATAGGAGAAGCAGGTCCTGTGTTTGCACCAGGTGAAATACCTGTTACACAGGCACAATTAGATGCAGAGAATAGAACACCCGGAAGTAATGTAATACCAAAAGATCCAAGTCAAATGTTACCACAAACAAGCGATAGTGTAATTCTTCCAAGACAAACTTCTTTACAGGATGAGCTGGGAATAAAAGGAGACATAGGTGTTGAGGGTGAAGATCCAGGTAGATTTACCGCCACTCCTCCTACTGGAGATGTGTTTGCAGCTGGAGACTTTACTGATGTTGCAGGAACCTTAGCTGATCCAAGAGAAAAATTAGATATTATAACAGCAGAAGATGCAGCTGATCCTGATGGCCTTTTAGCAAAATTAGGTATAACAGGTTTTAACGCTCAAGAGGCAGCTGTAAAAGCAGCTATTAACAAAGCAGTGGGTGGACCTGTAACCTTATTAATAGACGCTTTAAAAGAAATCGTACCACCACAAGACCCAAGACAAACAGCTTTGAATGAACTTTATCCAGATAGAACTAGTGCTGGCACTATCGCTTCAGGATTAATGAAAGGTTACAATCCTGTATCAGGTGGTTTTTTAAACACAATAACAGGTGGCAGAGTAGGAGAGCCTACAAAATTTGGATTAGAAGAAGCATATAACACTAGAATAGCTAATGTTAGAGAAACACTTTCAGAAAAATATGGTTTTACAAAGGAAGAATTAGATCAGATAGAAGCGGGCGTTATTACACCATCAATGAACGTAAAAGGTTATAGTAAGGAATTAGGTAAAACAACTAATAACATACAAAAATTAGCAGATTTAGCTGCAGGAAAAAAAGCAGAACAACTAGCTCTTCGTGGTGCAACAAGTTTAGTTACAGGGGATATAGATAAAGATCCAACGGGTGACGCTAGTATTGCAGAAACATTGGCAGCACGAGATAGATTAGGTTTAATTGATGATATAGGTGTCGAAGGTGAAGACGAAGATAGATTTATAGATAGTGTTGGTGGCGGAGTAGATCAAGGAGCTGTTGAGTTAGGTGAAATGGATACTACTGCACCTTTCTCAGATATAGACACAAGTATTGGAGAGTTTGTAACAGATCCAGTTTTTGATGATGATCAACTTACTTTTGTAGACACTACACCAGACGATACTATAACTCCATTAGAGGATGACTTTGAAACATTAGTAGACACAGAAAGAACAAAAAGACAAGAGGTAATTAAAAACAGAGATGATCGAATTGTTGAAGAGGTGGCAAATATTGCTGATAGACAACCTAATGTGGTAGAGCAAAAGAAAAATCAATTGGCTAACATATATGATAGACAAGTCGCAAGAGGTGAAAGAGAATCTACTCCAACAATCACATCAAAGACTAACAAAGCTAAAGCAGCAATAGGTATGCCACAAATGCTTGGTGATGTTGGTGGTGGTGATAAAGGTGGCGGCGGAGGCGGCGGCAAGATCGTCTGCACCATGATGAATGAGTCTTACGGCTTTGGATCTTTTAGAAATAAAATTTGGTTAAGACATTCAAAAAATTTAGCGCCAGAATATCAAATAGGATATCACAAAATATTCTTACCACTCGTAAAACTATCTAAGAAAAATATTGTTCTTAAAAAAGTATTAGAGCATATTGCAGTCCACAGAACCATAGACATTCGACAAGAATCAAGAGGCAAGATTCATGTATTAGGTAGAATTTACAGAAAAATATTAGAGCCAATCTGTTACTGGGTAGGTAAGAATGCCAAGAGATAACGCACTACAAAGAATAGAATCGCACGAGAAGCTTTGCAGAATAATGCAAAAGCAAACTTACGATCGCATGCAACAGCTACAGGGGCAGATAACTAGAATAGAGAGAATATTGCTTGTATCCATGGGGGCTGTTATGTCTGGTATGGGTGGTGTAATTGTGGTGTTATTACAGAAACTCTAGATCCAAGCTTTTAATTCTTCACCCATAACTTGACTTGCGATATTAACTTTTTTACGTAAAGCTTTCACAATTCTTTCATCAACCGTATCTTCACAAATAATATCAATGTATGTCATAGGTTTCTCTTGACCTATACGATCTATCCTAGCCTCTGATTGTTGTCTTTTCTCAAGATCGTAACCGTTAGAGTAATAGATCATGTTACTAGCTGCCGTAAGTGTAATACCGTAACCACCAGTTTGTGGTGTGCCTATAAAAAATCTACATGTATCATCTTCTTGAAATCTTTTTATGTTTTGTTGTCTGTCCTCTTGTGGTGTTAAACCATAGTAATCTACAAAACAATTTTCTCCAAAATTTTTAACGACTGCTTTTATAATTTGTCGGACATCGCTTTGCCAATGCGCCCATATTACAACCTTACCCTCTATTTCATTAAGAACATTTATTAATTCATCTAAACGATTACTTTTAATATCTTGTGTAGTGCCATCATCAGCTTTAAAATGACCACATGTAATTTGTTGTAATCGCATCAACTGTGTTAATGCATTTGCGGTTGTCGTCATCTTGCCATTCATGATAGCGAGTGCCTCTTTTTTCATTTGTTCGTACACTTTAAACTGATCTGGTGTGAGTTGAACAATACGTTTCATAAAAGTTTTTTTAGGTAAATCTAAACAATCGTCTTTTAATACTCGGTCAGAAAAGGGTTTTAATTTATCAGATAGTTCACCTAAATTTTTATAGCCGACAGGTATCTCAACAGACCTACCACCAAAATTTATTTTTCTCATGACTGCGTATCTAGTTCTAAACGAATAAAAAGATTGATGATCTAGTAACCATGGATCTAGAAACTCACATTGTTTGTACAAATCTAGGGGTGATTTAGTGACTGGTGAGCCTGTTAATATTCTTTTGTATTGTGCATATTTTCCTAACGCCACTATGTTTTTAGTTCTTTTAGCTGTTGGATTTTTTATAGTTGTAGACTCATCTATAGCCATCATAGTTCTGTGTGAGTTTAAAAATCTAGCTGCAAAGTCCACACCTTTTTTGGTTGATAAAGACTCAACATTCATAATTAATATATGTAAATCTGTATCTGTTTTAAATAAAGTATCTAAATATTTTTGTTGTTGTTTTGTAATATTAGCCTGCCACAGCACCATGTTTTTTTCTATATGATCTGGTAGATGTGTAGGTATTTCAGAACTATACCAGTTTTTGTATACACCTTTTGGTGCCACAATTAAGACACCATTTATCTTACCTTTGTCATAAAGTATGGCAGTATTATCTATTAATACCTTTGATTTACCCGTACCCATTTCCATAAAATAAGCAAAACATTTCTTATCCCATGACATTTCTAATGCCCTAAGTTGATGTTTATATGGCGGTGTTTTAAATTTATAATTCATAATTTTTCTCCTGTATGGCTTGACATATAATCTATGATGAATTATATGTCAACACATGAAAGAAAGTATAGTATACATAATACAGGAAGTACCAGGAACCAGAGAAGGCAACCCTAGAATAAATATTATGGGTGCAGCTAAATATGGTCAGTTTAAATTTTTACTACCTGAGTCTTCTCAAATAATTTTTTCTCCAGGGCCATTAGTTTTTAAACTAAGATCCTTGTTAAAAAATTATACTGAAAATGATTATCTTCTTCTTACAGGTGATCCTGCGATAATTGGTGTTGCATGTTCTATAGTTTCTGACATAACAAATGGTAAATATAATTTACTAAAGTGGGATAAACAAGAAAGAACTTATTATCCTATAACAATTAACTTATACGAGAAAGGTAATACAGATGAGTAACTTACAAAAGATGTTCATAGAGGATGCACCTCAACAAGTGAACGATTTAAAAAATCCAGACTCTTTGTCTAATCATGTTATTGATTTACAAAGAT